ATCGGGCATCTGCCTGCAGTTGCCTGATGCCGTCAGCCAGGACTGCGCTGGTGGGCTCGATGCCCTCGGCTCGGTACAGCGGCAGCAGGGTGTCCAGGCTGTCGGCGATCTGCTCGGGCTTCATGCCACTGTCAATCAACAAATCGAAATCAGAAACTTCGAGGTTGTTTAAACTTGTATTTAATTTATTAACCTTGTCTAAACCTATACCTATACTCTCCTTAACTATATGTTCTTTGGGAGTTCCTACAACCTCAGAGGTTGTCAGTGAGGTTGTTAATGGAGAGCCTGTAGGTTGTGAATGGAGAGGCTCCTCATGTACAACCTCAGAGGTTGTGAGTGTGCTTGACTTGTCCACAGTCTTTTCCACAGGACTCGAGCGCTTGGCTCTGGTCTTTGCCATGGCCTCTTTGACCTGTTTGACTGCTCTGGTGTCGCCTTTGGTTGGCATGGAATACTCCTTCTTTGGTGGTTGTTTGAGCGCCTGGCTGATGAGCTTGGCGATCTTGGCTTGACCCTCACGGTCAATCTGTTGTGACGCCTGGCGCTCTTGCTCCTCTCGGATGGCTGGCGGTCTGGTGTCCTCTTTGTTGCTGGTCATGGCGATGGCGTCCTCTGCTGAGATGGTGGGATCGAAGACAACGCGCAGGGTGTTGCCCCTGACGCCTCTGAAGCCCTTGCTGATGATCTGGACGTAGCCGGTCTTCTGGAGCTTGAGCAGCTGCTTGCCGATGGCTTGCTGGCTCACGCCCATGTCCTTGGCGAGCTTGGTCTGGCCAACCCATGTGAGACCCGCTCGGTTGCAGTAACTGCACAGAATGGCCAGCGTCCTGAACATGCCGTCTGTCAGCGTCCGGTCGCTGATTGCGCGGATGGGCAGCACGGCCACCTTGCGCTGGTCTGGCGGCGCGTCCTTCTCCTTGATGCGCGGCTTCTTGGGCAGCGTGAATGGCACGATGTTGTCAGGCACAGCGCTCATGCTTTGCCACCTGCCGCATGTACTGCCGCACGGCTTGCTCGGCTCCCTTGCCATAGCGCTTGTCCATGGTCGCCAGGTGCCTGTCCACCAGCTGCTTGTCCTTGAGGACTTCCCAGGTGGTCAGCAGCTCGCGTGCGTGCCCCATCAGAATGATGGTTCTGTCTGGCTCGAGTGGCCCTGTGTGCTTTGGATACCATGGCTTGAATGGTCTCTTGATCATGCTGCGGTCAGAGCTTTTTCTCTGGCCATGACGACTGGCCTGATCAGCATGACTGCCTTGTGCAGCTCATCCAGCGTGCAGGTGTCCAGCTGCTGATCGTGGATCTCCATGCCCAGGTTGATGGCCTGCAGCTCTGGGCCGGTGAACCTGTAGACGCCTTTGGCACTGGCACGCTTGTGCATCGCCAGGCTGGCCAAGATGGCGGCGTCGATCTCTTGCATGAGATGACCACCGAGCTTTTCAGGGTTGATCTGGGCCATGCCTCCAGCCATCAGCATGGCGGTGTCGATCACGCTGAACTCGCGCTGGCCGGCGTTGCCGCTGGTCATCTCGACCATGGCCTGGTGGTTTCTGATCTTGATGGCCACGGCTTCTGAGTTCTCGCGCATCGGCGTGAACCCTTCCAGCACCCACTGCACCGGGTTGACCAGCTTTGGGCGCGGCTTGTACTTGCTGCGCTTTCTCATGCTGTCCTCCGTTTCAACATCTCTGCTCTGCAATCGTTCCAGCCTTGGATGTATTCAGGGTGCTCACCCTCTCGCGTTCCAAAGGCATCTGGCACGGCTGGTTGTGCTGCGGGTGAATTGCAAAGGCAAAGAGCTTCTCCATCACCCTTGGTTTCGGTGTATTGCCACCCATCAACCCAAGTCCTGTACGCCACAGGCTCCTGCACAGCCTTCAACGCTGCAACTTCCCGCCGTGACTCAGCCAGCGCATCGCTCAGGATTTCCACCTGCCTGTTGGTGGCATCAAGTTCGGCTTGCAGGTCAGGTGCTGGCCTGCCCCACTGTTCCAGCGGTACGCCGTTGGGGTGCTGGTCATCGACAACGGTGACTTTGTAATCAGGCTCATAGTCCAGCCCCAACTCTCTGGCGTTCTCTGCCTTCTTGTCGAGGGCAGCGTTTACCAACGCAATGCAAGGCCCTTTGCCGCACTTCCTGCATGTGCGCGGATACGCTTTACCTTGAGCACGCAAAGCCTCGCTGCAAGTGCTGTCCTGCACAGGTGCTGAACGGGCTTGCTTGATGGCCTTGATGGCGGCTTCATGCTTTGATAGCCCATCCTCCAACCCGAGCAAACGTGCTTGGCGTGATGGGTAATTGCTGTACAGCTTCTTGGCGTTCTCGTAGTCCTCACGCACAAGGTCAATGCTTTCTTCCAGCGCCTCCAGCGCCAAGTCCAATGCTTCGTCTTTGGTCATGGCTTCACCTTTGTCTTCTCTTCCTTGCGATTGCGCTTGAGCCAGCAGCTGGCGCAGTACCAACGGCCAACGCCCATCTGGATGCCACCCTCGGGCGGCTGCTTGATCTCGCACTTGTCGCAGAACTTGAGCTGGTGCGAGTTCTTCGGAGAGCCGTCTAGGTTGATGTTCTTCATTCCAATACCTCATGCACATAGACCTCAACCCTCGGGTCAAAGCTGTATTTCTTTTCGGCCACCAGCTTGATGACCTGCTTGTCGTCGATGTAGACCACGCCGTTGAGCGCGTCCAGCACGGCCTTGGCCACGTTGTCCAGGTCTGGCTTGCCGGGGATGCAGGCACCGGCCAGCGCCAGCTGCTGCTTCTTCTTGCTCCAGCTGGCAGGGATCGGGTGATGGGCAATCACGCGCAGGCTCATGGGTGTGGCCATCACGGGCCAGTCACCACGGGCGATCTCTGCAAGCCTGGCGATCTGGGACTCGTATGCCAGCGTGGTGGCCGGTGTGTACATGCGCACGAACCCGCCACGCGAGCTCGCCCTGGGCCTGCCCTTGCCATACGGTGCGCCAGGCACCACGAAGTAGATCGCGGCGCTCAAAGCAGGCCTGCCTCTCGCATGTCCTGGACGAAGGCTGCAACGTCAGGGCAGGGGATGTCGCGCCAGCAGGCCGCATCACCCGTCATAAACAGCGCCTCTGTCAGCACATCCTCGGGGATCGGCTGGCCATCTTTGGCCATGTCCAGGATCTTGGTGGCTTCCTGGTGCGTCATGGCTGGCGCACCCCCGACAGAAAGCGCTGCAGCCGGGGCTGGAGCTCGCCGTAGCGGGGCTGCAGCTGGTCGCGCACGCACTGGTCGATCAGGGATGAAACGCTGCGGTGCTGGTCAGCAGCCGCCTTGTCCAGCAGTTGCCGGGTGGCAGGGTGCAAGCGCATCAGGAAGGGTTTGAGCTTGGGTGTAGGTGTGTCCATAGCTCAAGTGTATATCACCGAGATATTGCACAAGCCACCTAAGTCATTGATTTCTTGCTGTATTAGGGTAAGTCCCTAGTTTTGTGGTGCTTTTGGGGGTTGTACAGCGATATACAAACCATGCCATAATCTCAACATGTTCAACGCGCAGATAAAGCGCAAGGAGTTCAACATGACAAACACACACAAGATCGCACGCCTCTCAGCTGGCCTGTATTACTTCACTGGCCACATCGCTGGTCGCCTGGTTCAGTATTCAATCGTCAAGAGCCAGACCGAGTGGGTTGTGACCTGCGTTTACGGTCAAGGCCCAGCCTTCTACACAGGCTTTTCAACAAAGCAGGCCGCAGTCAGCGCCCTTGCTACAGCCTGATCGGGGTCTGACATGCGCGACCACACCCGCAACCTGCAGACCATCGAGGACAACCTCGAGCGGGCCCAGGCAGCCGCCCTGGCCAAGCCCACCGATTGGAACGTGTCCAGAGCCTTCGCCCTGGTGCAAGCCAAGAACGATTACCACCGGTTCATGGCTGGCGAGATCCAGCGTCACCAGATGTGCTGGACGGCCATCGAGCTGACCATGAACATGCCCGAATGGGGCACTTACGGCACCTAACAGGAGACAGTCATGGCACCCCACAACGGCAAATTCGTCGCTTATTTCCGAGTCTCCACCGACCGCCAGGGCAAGTCTGGCCTGGGTCTGGATGCCCAGCGCGAGCGCATCATGACCTACCTCAACGGCGGCAACTGGTCGCTGATCGGTGAGTTCACCGAGGTCGAGTCTGGCCGCATGAACGACCGCCCGGCGCTCGAAGATGCGGTCAAGCTGTGCAAGCGCGAGAAGGCGACCCTGGTGGTGGCCACCCTCGACCGCCTGACCCGTGACCTGGCGTTCGGCGCGACCCTTTTGAACGACACCAAGGTGCGCTTTGTCTGCGCCGACTTCCCCGAAGCCAGCCGCGAGATGCTGCAGATGCGCATGGTCTTCGCCGAGTGGGAGGCACGCAAGATCGGCGAGCGCACCAAGCTGGCGCTGGCCGAGCTCAAAAAGAAGGGCAAGAAGCTGGGCTCGCCCACACCCAAGATCGGCTCGGCTGCCGGGGTCAAGGTGGTCAAGGCCAAGGCCGACAAGTACGCTGACCGGGTTGGCCCCATCGTGCGCGACATCATCCGCAAGACGGGTGCCGACACCATGCGCGACATCGCTGCCGCCCTGGAGTCCCGTGGCGTGGCAACACCCAGGGGCAACACCAACTGGGGGCCGACTCAGGTCTCCAACCTGCTCAAGCGCATCAAATGACCGCCTGCACCCTGTACGCCGCCGCTGGTCGCCTGTTACACACAGACAGTGGCGTGTTTGCCACAATGCCGCGCATCGAGGAGGTCGCTGTGTCTGACCCGTTTTTTAACTGGGAGCAGTTGTTCCCAGAGGATGCCACCAAGCTGGGCGAATACCTGCAGGAGATCGGCCACCGCCCGGTGTGCCGCCTGGACATCAGGATCACCAGCGTGGAGGAGCTCAAGAAGGCTGCCGTGCTGGTCAGCGAGCTCAACAAGACGCTGCAGGCGCTCGCCTATGCCGAGGACAAGCATGAGGCTCTGCGGGTGATCCTGGCCCGTGGTGCAATGCAGCAAGCACGCATCGGATTGAAGTATTTGCGCACCAAGAAGTTCTTGGCTGGGCAGAAAAAGGACACTACCCGTAGTGTGCCCTGGCCTCTACAGGTTGGGGATTTGGACAGGGCTCGCAAAGGCCCGAAAGCAGATTGATTTCAAAGGAGAAAATCGTGAAGCCTTTTTTTAAAACCCAGGTCAATGCGCATAATGTATATAGCGTCAGTAGAAGCCATAGGCACTACCTATGGTGTCTTGCTGCGCCAGCACAGCGACAGCGTGACAGCGTTGTTGCAGTGCGGGAAGGGGGCTTGCAATGAGCCTCCAAAAGCATACCCCAGGGCCGTGGCGAATGAGGGCGGCAATCAAGCCCGATGAGTTCGAGATCAGGGACGCACAGTCCTCTGGCGGCTATGCGCCGATAGCCAAGATCAAGGGCGACAAGCGATCAACGATTGAGCAGGCGGCTGCAAACGCTCGCTTGATCGCCGCCGCGCCTGAACTGCTTGAAGCCCTGATGACGTTCCCGCAGTCCTTGGCTTGGACTGACGACGAACTCTGGGACTGGAGCAACAAGACTCGCGCCGCCATCGCCAAGGCGACAGGGGGTGAGGCATGAGTCTTATTGCCGTGCCGATGAAGCTCACTGAAGCCGCCGAGTTTGTTGGCAACTTTCACCGCCACAACAAACCTACTGCTGGTGGATTGTTTGCGGTCGGCGCGAGTGACGGCGCCAGTTTGGTCGGGGTGGCGATTGTCGGGCGGCCCGTGTCTCGAATATTGGATGACGGCCAAACCGCAGAAGTGACTCGCTGTTGCGTCATTGATAAGGCACCAAAAGGCACTTGTTCGTTCCTGTACTCCCGGTGCTGGAATGCTGCCAAGGCACTCGGTTGGCAAAAAATTATCACCTACACGCTGCAAAGCGAAAGCGGCGCAAGTTTGCGTGGCGCAGGGTGGAAAGTGATTGCTGAACTAGAGGCTCGGAACCCTACAGGATGGCAAAACCGCCCAGGGCGCGAGTGGCAGGCCGTTGTTGGGCAACAAAAATTCAGATGGGAGCAGCATTCGCCGCTCTCGCAAACAGACACGCTACATCTAGCGTCTAATCAAAAACAACCATTGGAGATTTAACACCATGAAATACAGTCACTTAGCAATTCGATCTAAGAAGTTACATGAAGTTCCGAGTGTAATTGCGCATAATTTGTATAGCGTCAATGACCCGCACAGACACTACATCTGGGGGTCAGTAGAGCAAGAGGAAACCCTCGGAGAGAGGGTTGCTGCAGCCGCAGCATTCCTGGCGTGCATCGCCCTGTTGATCATCATCACGA